ATGATGCAGAACGTGCCACAGCAGCTGGAGGCTACCAACGACTTCATGCGAAAGAGCAATGCCCTGAAGGGTAGGGTAGAGGTTCGTGGCGAGGTGGTTTGTAAGAAGGCCAACTTGAAACTGATGCACAATCAGTATAAGGATTGCCGCAGTGCTGCCAGCAGCTTGTGTAACATGATGGAGCCTGACCCCGATTGTGAACTGTTGCAGTTCTGTGTGTGGGACGTTATAGCCGACCGCTGGAATTATGGCCCAGAGGCTAATATCGGTCTTGACATGGCTAAGGCATCAGGCTTCAAGGATGTGTATTATGTTACGAATGACCTTGAAGATGGTTATCACTTTGGCGATGTGTTGCAGCGTTACTTCGATGCTGAGAAGCGTGAGACCCTGGAGTTTCCGACTGATGGTGTGGTAATCCGCGTAAACCATCGTGGCGACTTCAAGGATCTGGGTGCTACCGCTCACCATCCGAAGGGCTCTATTGCCTATAAGTTTGCAGCAGCTAAGACGGTGAGCCGCGTGACCAGGATAGAGGTGACAGTTGGTAAGACCGGACGCAGAACGCCGGTGGTTCACTTCGAGCCGGTGATGATTTTGGGCCGTGAGGTGAAGAAGGCCAGCCTGGGTAGTGAGCGCATGCTGGAGGAAATGGGTGTGAAGCGTGGTGACATGGTAGAGGTAGGACTGGCGAACGATGTGCGCCCGACGATCTACCGCGTTATAGAGTTGAACACGGATTGCACGGATATGACCGACCCATTGGAGGGTATCGACTTCGAGGGTGATGAGAGCGAGACGAAGGATTGGTTTACGTCTGAGGAAGAAACGAATACTGATTGCGCGGATGTAACGGATGACGTAGAGGTAGCGCCAGCAGCGCCGGAGGTGACAGCAGCCGACTTAGAGGCCGCTGTGAAGGCTTGTGAGGAGCGTCGTAGTGCAATAGAGCAGGAGGTCAGAGAAAAGGCCGTCACGGGGCTGGAATTGAGCCAAACGGGGAATAAAGTGACCACGGATAACATTAGTCCCGCTGAAAGTACAGAAATAGCAGAAAGTTCGAATAAGCAGAGTAAGGCCCTGAAGATTGGTGCCGCCATTGTGGGTGTGCTCGTTATAGCAGTGTGCGGAATCACAGCTTTGGCCGCCTCGGTATTCCTGGCTCCTGTGCTCGTGGGTGCCTTTAAGGGCTAACCCGAATTGAAAATTGAAAATTCATAAAATCATAAATTCATAAATATATGGCAAAGGAAAGAAGAGAAAATCAGGTAGCACCGTTGGAGATTTGGGACGGTGGACTATCGCAGTACTCGCAGCATTTTATGACGGGTATGCAGTTTCATGGGCCGTTTATCGTGACGAAGATTCAGGCCCGCAACGATTTGGGCGACTGTATCATCAGCACTCGTGCGCCCCATCTGGTATGTAAGGTGCATTCGTTTCGTACCAATCTGGGACGCGCCAAGGATAACGACCGTAATTGGGCCATCGCCGAACGTGAAGAGACGGCTCGTTTGGCATGGTTGGAGCAGCGCAACCAGGCATTCGAGAATGAGCGTGAGGCACAGCGTCAGGGCATTACTATCCAAGAGCTGATAGAAGGGCAGGGTAGGGTATATGACGAAGAGTTTGACCAGCCGCGAGTGATTGTGAAAGTGCCTGGACTGAATGCCTATCTGGAACTTCTGGGCTGTCTCGACGCGCTGGGACAGAACGAATGGGATGATATTGAGTGGACGGGTGAGCATGGTGTGTTGGAAACCCTCGATTCTATGGCTGAGTGGGCACAGAACATCTGGAACTCGAAGGAGCGCCGCGAGCGTGCCACTCGTATGATCAATATGCAGCCGGTGGAAGAGTGGCAGGAGGAATACGACCCCGAACTGCGTCCCTGGATGCCGAAGAAGCGTGGATTGGGTCATACGACTATCGATCCGTCGCGCCGTCCGGAACTACTCTACTCGAAGGCCCCGCAGGGCTCTGCCGACTATGGCATGATTAAGGAACTGAAACGCGCTCAGGCTGATAATGCCTCGCAGGGTATTGCGCCAGAGAACTATGGGAAGAAATAATTCATCAAATCATTAAATCATAAGTTTATGAAACTGAAAGAAATCATCGCTTTTGCGAATAACAAGGGTGGAGTGGCCAAGACCACTACCGTTCAGAACGTGGCAGCAGGATTGCTCCGTCGCGACCCGTCGCTACGCATCCTCTGCATCGACCTCGACCCGCAGGGTAATCTCTCATCGCTCTTAGGATGGCGTGATAAGATGAAGCAGTACCATGAGCAGAAGCACTCGACGCTGACCGTGGCCGACGCGCTACGTGATGGCGACAACAACCATCTGCCGGTGTACCGCAATCCGCAGGGACTCTTCTATGTGCCTGCATCGCCCCAACTGTCGGACATCGATCCCGACCTCCATCGTCAGATGCAGTCGAAGTTGGTGCTGGCATCGCTCTTTGGTAACGACATTCTGGATATGGATAACCTGTATATGGGTGCCGACGCTATCAGTCGTGAGGCAGAGGACTACGTGGAAGATCTGTTCGACTATGTGCTGATAGACTGTGCGCCCGCTTTGTCAGAACTGACGTTTAACGCCCTCGGAGCGGCTACGGGTGTCATTATTCCGGTGCAGTTGGGTTCGCTCAGTGTGGACGGTATAGGACGCATGATAGAGGCTTACCGGAATGTTAAGCGCAAACTAAACCACGACCTCATTATGCGTGGACTCCTGATAGTGATGGCTGATGAGCGTACAAAACTGGCCCGTGAGACCTCCGACTTTTTGCGTGAGACCTACGATGCCAACATGTTCCAGACACGCATCCGTCAGTGTGTGAAGGTGGGCGAAAGCCAGTTCCAGCACCAGGACATCTTCGACTATGCACCCGACTGCACAGCAGCTCAGGATTACGACGATTTTATTACGGAGTTATTAACTAATAAAGAGGAGGAGTAAGTTATGCCAAATTCATTTAAGAAACCGAATAAGAAAAAGAGTATCGTGGCTGGTTCGCCTGCCATTCAGGAACACGAGGCCATGATGGAGAGCATGCAGAAGGAAGAAGTAAGAGGGCAGAGGGCTGATGATAACTCTCAACTCTCAACTCTCAACTCTCAACTGCCAAAGGGTACCAAGCCTACGGGGGTTTTCTCTCAGTACTCACAGCAGGGCGTGAAGAATGTGCAGACGCGCATTCCCTTCGCCATGTACGAACAGTTGAACCGGATCAAGATGCAGAGCCAGCAGGAGGGTAACAGCCTTTCCATTGGTGACATCGTGCTCCAGGCGATAGAGAAGTATCTCCAGAGTTACGGAGTTTGACCCCTAAATATAAGGTCTCTGAAAAATTGGAGAATTTTGAGAGTTACGGAATTTGACCCCCAAATTTACGGTGATTGACCCTGAGAGTTACGGAATTTACCCCCTAAATGGCATATTTTTCTTTTAATTACTAAGATATAAGGAGTTCAGTTATGAATTTATATATATTATATATAATTATAGGAACGCGAAAAGCCCATTTACAGGGCGTTTGCGGGCTATTTAGGGGTAAAACACGGGAACCTGAAGGGATAAACGCCGTAACCAAAGGGGTAAATCTCAGTAACGGAGGGTGTAAAACGTCGTAACTCCCGTAGTTTAGGGGTAAAAGAGCGTAACTCTCATGTAAATTTTAGGGGTAAAAGTTCGTAACCTTGCGATTAAATTTATGTAGATATGGCAAAGAAGAAGAAAGATAAGATGCAGCAGCTGATGAAAAGCGACAATGCTATCATCAAGGATCTGCGTGACCAACAGTGGTTGTATAACCCGAAGGTGTTTGCGCAGGTGGCTGGCGATTTCTCTCTGATGCACCAGCGCGTGTTGCTCGGTGTGGTAGAGAAGTTGCAGGATCGTATCATCCACTCCATCGATGAGAATAAGAAGGATGGTCAATTATGGCTGCCGCTATTCTCTCCGGAGGAAATGAATACGTCGGTGGACTTTGAGATAGATCCACGGGACTTAGGTGTTACACCTGGTCACTATCCGGAACTGGCTCAGGCCCTGAAGGACTTGGTGGGCATGACGATGGGCTATCCGAAGAAGAAAAAAGACGGTTCGATGGTCTATACCTGGGTGTCGCTCTTTTCCCGATTGGAAATGCCGATGGGTGAGAATGGTTGGCGCACGGGTAAGATACGTGTAAAAATGGATAAGGAGAATGTGAACGATTTCCTGTCGATGAATAGCGGTTGGACGGATCATGTGGCAAAGATAGCGCAATTCTCAAAGAAGCAGCGCACACCACGAATATACATCTATTTGAGCACCTTCCGCTGGAGTGGTCGTAAGCAGGTGCCCTATCCTGACTTCTGCGAGTTTCTGGGCATTGACGATGACCATTATGTAGAGTCGCATAAGGCCGAGAATCCGGATGTGAAGCCGTCGGATAATCCCTTCCATAAGTATTCGAAGGTGAAGAAACTCATTCTGGAACCGTCGCGCCTGGAAATGGATAAGCTCTCTGCCGAGCGAAAGATTGATTTCTCGTTTACCTATGAGGACAAAAAGAACGATGGCCGACTGAAGGGTAATCCTACCCATATCGAGTTTGTCATTGTGCCAGGCCCGTTGGGTATCGAGCGCGAACAGCAGAAGCAGCGCCATGCCCAGGAGCAAAGTCTGATATCGTCGTATAGTCAGCATTGGCCCGATGTGAATGCCTACGACCTGTCACAGCTGCTGAAGGAGGTGGCCGATGAATGGTGGGAGGAGTTTAAGGATTTCGCCTACGATGGGGTAGAGAAGGCCGTAGAGAAGAAACAGCCCGACCATGTGGCCGACTATATCATGGCGCTGTTGAACACCTGGGTAAACGACCGCCGACTGGCTGAGGAGCGCCGACAGGTGGAGCGTGACCGCCAGTATAACCTTTTCCAGCAGCAGGAGAATGAAAGCCGGTGGCGTGAGGTAATGCGTACCATGATGGAGAAAACGCCTCTTACAGCGCGAGATCTTTGCTTCGAGAGCTATGACCAAGAGACGCATGTGTTATTGGCTCAGGTGGCTTCTAATGAAGTCTATGAGCGTCTGGAAGGTGAGTACCTGGCTGTATGGAGTGAGGCGGTCTATACTGCCTTTGGTCGTTCGACCAAGGTAAAGTATCGCGTGCCATAGATCATGGTTGGCTAAGGGAAATTAGGGGTAAGTTACGGAAATTTACCCCTAATTTTGTCACGACCTGTTTGTTCTTTCTGCGTACATTTGTAGCGTAATCAAACGTATTATAGCTATGCAGAAAGAATCACCGATTTTAGAACAGCAGCGTCCTGACCGTCAGTATTACTCCAGTCAGAACCGCATCAAGCGCGAACTCGACCATGCCGTAACCTTACTGAAGGCCGTGTTTGCCTCGTGGGTAATCATTACCATCGTCTGTGCCTTCATGGGCTGTGCCGGTAAACAGGTGGTCATCGACCAGACCGAGAGCCACCACAGCAAGGCCGACTCTCTATCCGCGTCGTTACAGGTGGCCGTCAGTCAGCAGCAGACCCGTATTGACTCGCTTTTCCATCTGGTACTCCAACAGGAACTGAGCCATCAGACCGCCAACGAACAGCAGACGGAGCAGATTCAGGAAACCGTCACCTCGTGGATTGATTCGCTGGGTCGTAAGGTGACGCAGGAGGCTCGTACCATCAACCGTAAGACCGATCGCCAGGAGGAACTTCGTCAGCAGCGCATTATTCAGGAACAGGAGCAGCGCATTCAGACGTGCCAGGAGCGTATCGATTCACTCTATGCCCTGTTGCTGGAAAAGACCGCAAAGGAGGAAAGCGACACCACCGCCTATCACAAAGAAGAAGTTCGTCCGGCTCATACCCCGTCGCTCTATCAGCGTTTCCACGACTGGCTCACATCGATCATCAATGTGGTAGTCCTCGCCGCCATCGTCGGTTTCATCATCCGCTGGAAAAAACATAAGTTGAACTTGGATTAGGTCATACAGATACCACAGATATCACAGAAATTCTTCTAAGTACTGTCGGCATCTGAATCCCTTGCGTGGTTCAAACTCCTCAAACGAATGGGCGACGAAGTGCGCCTTTTTGTTCACCCATCCCGCCATATCTTTCTGCCATTGTGGAATGACGTGGCGGGGATTGTTTGGATCACGGTAGGGTTGGGCATGAGGATAGACGTAACGGCCTTCGTGTGATGCCCGTGTCTCTTGTGTACGGTGCCACCAGTGTACGATGCGCTCGTAGCATTCCCTGAAGTCTGAGGTGAGCATGGTATAAAGGAAATACTGACCTGTGAAACCGTACTTATTAATCATCGCCATGGCCCGCTCACATTCCTCTATCTGGGCGTGGGTGTCACAGCCGAAACGGATGCAGTTGTTATCGAACCACTTCGCTTTCGCCAGCAGCTGTGCAATCTCATCTGTTACCAGTCGTGCATCGAGTGCCTGGTTGAAGTCCACACGATAGCCTCGTTCGATGATCTTGCGTAGCTGCTGTAAGCAGTAGTCGCCAGCAGCCAGAATGTTGTTATCCATCAGCACCAGTTTACGACGGCCCTCAATGGCTATTTCGTCCACATCCATGTATGGGCGTATCAGTCCCTCTTTCTTTGGTACCACACACCAACGGCATTTGTTAGGACAGCCGCGAGTCAGGAAACCGTATGCCGTATCTTTCGGGATGTTGGGATAGATGTCGTAAAGTGGTTGCAGCCGGTCTATCTCATCAGGTAGGGTAGAGTGGATGTCGTAGCCGGTGCCTCCCTTGATGATTTTTTCGGCCTGATAGATAAAGGTATCGTCGGGTGTGAAGTTGAACACCTTCGACATGTAGATGATATCATAGTGTTTCATGGGCGTGGCCCACTCGATTTGCCCCCCCTATTATGCCAGTATCTCGCAATCTTTGCGAGTGCGAGGTTAGGGTAAATCGTGGCTCCCCATTTCTTCTTTTTGGCGTGTCCGTCCACGTCCACAAGTCCTATTTGCATATTAAGCAGTTTTGAATCGTCTTAATTTATATGTACCCGTCAAATTCTAATTCGTACTGGAGGAAACGCTCGGCATACCATTTCTTGTAAGACTTACCACTGATCCACCAGTCGTAGATGTTTTCGGCTATTTCGCGCTCTTGCTCATCAGTCAAGCCGTCAGACGATGAGCCAGGAGAAAACCCGCTCTTTCCCTTTCCAGTGTGTCGGGTCTGGGTGCATGATATACCCGTAGTCGTTGATTGTCTTGTTCGGATAACGGCTGCCAGTTCTTTCCAATACCGTACCACAGGGTTCCCGTCTGTAAGAATTTTGAGAAATACCCCCCCCGAACGGATGGCGATTATCGCCTGGATCCAGTTGCGACGGACGTGAGGCCATCGTTGGTTTTCTATCATCTTCTGTTTGAAGTTCGACATCGGGCATCCGATGCACCCGATACGATGAAATCCCTGGTCGTACAGTTCGCAGTGTGGTACTCGCATCACTTTATTCAGGAATATCCATACATCGCGCTCAGTCCAATGGAGTAGGGGAGAGATTAACAGACTTTCTTTGCCACTGATGCAGCCTACCGTGCGTTCCTCGGTGGCATTGGTGATATTGATGCCCTTCGCCTTCAGTTTCTTCTTACGGTATTTCTCCAGACCTTTGAGGTCGCCGCTAAACTTTCGGCTGTCGATTTCTACTTCATTGCGTTTCTTGCGTCTTGAACTTTCCTGCCGACGAATGCCTATCAGAGTGACCTTACCGGCTCCGGCATGTTCCTTGTATTCTTCACAGCACCAACGAACTTTCTTGGTGGGTAGCAGCTGTTTTCTTACGGCTACATGGTAGATGCTATCCTTGGGCTTTATGAGTTCCACTTCCGGATATTGCTTTTTGACGAAGCGGATGACCTCTGGAGGATCTACCGAAGTAAGATTCATGTGTCCCTGGAATTGTACGCCTGCCAGTTGAGCGATATGATAGAGGGCCTGAGAGTCTTTTCCCCCGCTGAAAGCCAGGTAATACCCCCCCTACTATCGTAGGCTAACGCCAGTTTCTCGGCCTTCTGCAACAGACGGATGGAATATGCCATCTTATGTCGCAGGCCCTTGCTGGCTCTCGCATACGCTTCCTTTAATGTTATTTCTACTTTCATCGATTAATGAATTAATTATTTGTCTTATGAAGAATGACCCTGTTATACGTTTCTTCAATGGCTTTATATTCTTGCATTGTTACTGGTATAGGTGGAGTCATTGGACGCGACTGTTGGCGCTTTTTAGGTAATGAGTATTTCTTGTTAGACATAACTCTTTAATTGAACCATTTGATTACCGTGTCCCCTTTGTAACCCTTTTCCCAGACAAACCAGGCGTAGGCTGTGGCGCTGCCACTGAGTTTGTCAAACTCGCCATTCATGGCACATAGCAGTCTGGATGACGATACCCAGATGCGTGCTGGTGGTTGTGTCTGAAACAGGTGTTTGCGCTTCTTTCCTTCCAGAAATGTGAGTTTCAGGAACATACATACCTTGTGGCCCTCCGGAATGATTGCCAGTGCCTTTTCGACAAACTCCTGTGCGTAGGCATAAGGAGGGTTCGTAACGATGTCGCCATCCCACTGTTGATTGTCGATACTGAGGAAATCGGCTTGCTCGCCATAGCCTCGATCGATAAGATCGCGTGAAACGACAAAATACCCCCCCCGATTAATATCTTACTGATGTGGCCCTCGCCACATGCAGGTTCCAGGATGGGGCCGTTGAACTTTTCCAGTTTCAGCAACCATTCTGTTGCTTTGGGTTCTGTAGCGTAGTAGTCACCATGAGCTCGCTCGTGGTCTGTGTGGTTACTCGCTCCCAGCGTCTTGAATACCGAGGCCCTACCGCCTCTCCAATCTTTATTTTTCATTTCTTCTACGTTTTTCCATTTGTTCGCCTAAGCGTCGTTGCATATCTCGCATGGCTATGAGGGCCTGAGCATGCTTTTCCGGATCGTGCAGCATGCGATTGATGGCCCTAACCTGTTGTGGGGTTACTTTATCTGTCATTTCGTTTCTAATGTATTTCCATCGTTAGTGACTCTGAGGCGAGAGATCTTCAGGCGGTCGTCGCCATCAGATAGGTTGGCATTGAGCCAGTCCATGATATTCTCGCCCACGAACTCGAAGGTGTCCTTTGTGTCGTAGATGTCGCAGGCAGGGTAGGTCATTTCCACCTCTATCGTCAGCTTCTTATAGGGCTTCGGATAATTCAGTACTTGGTGCTTCCATTTCTCCATGTCCTCGAAAGAGGGTTTGAAGTTGGGGTAGATAATCTTATCGTGGAAATCTACCTTTTTCTTAGCTCCTACAACTCCTAAATCTTCGCCTCCTACAACTCCTACATCTTTCACTTCTTCCAATGCCTTAAAGTAGGTATCGAAGGGTAGGTTATAGGTGCCGAGTTCATCTTGCGGATGCAGCTCTACATATTGATGATCGTAGAAGGGTATTCTGGTAGGCACGGGTCTGCCTGCAATGAGGCATATCACCATTGCACAAAAGCGATAATGGCGATGCTTGGTACCTCGTGCTAACGTTACACCTTGGATGGGTGTGTCATCGTTGATGACCTCAATCTCGAAGTCATACACCGTACCGGCTAAGAACTCAGCCCCGTCGATGTTTAAGTTTTGTATGCACCTTGCTTTCATTGCGTCTTTCTTTTTTTTACGGTCTTGATCCTGGTAGTAGGCATAGAGATACATCATCACCAGCCCGAAGATGGAAACACCCAGGAGTATGACCTGAATAATGAGTTGTTTCATAATTGTTTTGGGTTAATGGGTTTTTCTATTGTGCGCCACCAAAGATGTGGAAACTCGGCCTGGAAGTAACCTATCTCCTGTCCGTCGTTGGTATAGCAGTGGAAGAATGGGCCATTGTCGCCATAGCAGGGATTTGCATCTGTTGGGCGTAGCATGCCGAAGCTCATAAAATCCTCTTCATCGTTATAGATTACGACGTTCTGACCTTCCTCCGGCATCAGTTCCGTAACCTTCATCCATGGCCATTGATGGATGGGACGTTTCAGTTGGATGTCGGTGCCGTGTGTCGGGCCACCGTCCACATCGCAGGTGTAGCGACGGGTCTTTTTCCCTTCACGGATTATCAGGTGTACCTTCGAGCGGTGCCAGTGTTCTATCTGGAGTTTCGCCCAATCCTCCACGTATGCCTGCTGCTGTTTTGCGTCAGCCGCTTCCTCATTGTCCTCGTACCATACGGTAGTCCTCAGTTCGTATTTCGCCATATTAATATCTTTTTGATAATTGTTTCTTCATTATGTCTCTGGAGTGATAACTACGGATGCCGGTGTGGATGATTCCGAGTTTGTCTTTACTTATCTTATTGCGAAGATATGCGTCAGGCAGTTGTACGATATAGCAGCCGCGATGTTCGTCTGTTGCTGCAATGGCCGTAACGCTGAATCCCCACCGGCGTAACAGTCGTATAGCGATATTGAGATTCTTCTGGCTATTGAACATCATGCCGCAGTTATCATCGATTTCTATCTCGTCGTACAGTTTTGTTTGGAGAGCAGTGTCTTGTATAAACACAATTCCATTTTTTGCAAATTCATCTACCAACTTTTCTCTGAAGTTGTCAATAGGAAACAGTTCTTTCTTCTTCTGCATCCTCGCCCTAAAGCATTCATCCATCAGATAGGTGTTCATATATTTATGAATTTATGAATTATTTAAGTTGTGACCAGACTTTGAGGATGGCATCGACATTGATACCTTTTACATGCACGACTGGACTTGCACCGTAGTGGTAACGAGAAAGTTCTTTGAACAATCGCTCACGGGATTCTTTGTCAATCACTATCTCCTGCTTTTTTATCATGTCGGCTGCACGTTTGGAAACGTCAGGCTTTTTGTTATAGGAGAGGAACTTCACCATACCCATCGCTTGCTCTTTGATGAGTTTGTTGGCCATAAAGGTGGCTTTCCATACCCATTTGGTGTGAGGGTAGCCATTGAGAGTAACGACGGAGAATTTAAAATCAACCTCGCTGCCCAGCAATTCTGCCTGTACCTCAAACTGAGGGTTATCTTTGTCCTCTACCACACGGCAATGCTTAATGGCCTTTTTTAACTTTCTGGGCCATCGACGCGGCTTTGTCGGTTCCTTATAGGTCAGCATGCCGCTGGGTAGTTTGCGCTTTTGTTTCTTCACGTTCATTTCTTTTTCTCATGTAAATTGTTTAACTTCCACTCAAAACCCTTATCGCTATTTAAAATGTGATCAAAGGGTGTTTTTATCTTTTCGTGTATAGCAATGTATATTAGGCTGGCCAATATATTAAAACCGATATCACATGTAGGATGACTCTGTGCATAGTATGCCTGAGCACGTATTTCCAAAAGGTATTCAACGAAGTCTTTAATATGCCATCCAACATTATTAGCTACACTAATAAAACAGGAGCGTTCGGGTTTATATTGATAGTCCCATTCTTTATAGATTTTCTCCAGCTCTTCCGAAGTTTTACGACCTATTTCCAAATATGGTTCTGGCTTAAAAATAGCAGCTTCTTTCTTTGCCATAACTATTTCCTTTTAAGTCCTAAGTTAAAATTGAGGATGTCGGCAATTTCGGCAATGTGATGGATGTAGCCTTCAAATACCGTTTCCCATTCGTAAACTGATATGAGGTAGGTTTCTATTTTGATCTGTATGCCCTGATAGAATGGAACGAATACCCATAATCGGAATTTACCAGACCAGAAACTACTTCCCATTGGTTTTGTCAACTCCTTGAAGTCCTCTGTTTCCCACACGCCGAGGTTAGCGCCATGTCCTTTATAGGTGAAGATGCCAAACTCTTTATTGAGCATGGTGGTGACGCATTCTCTGATGTTTGGATAGTCTTTTGCGGTTGCATGTGTTATATCGTATGTTGGATATTTCAGCTCTTGTGCCAGACCGAGGATATAGTTTGCCAGTCCCTTCAGTTCGGCATAGTCCTCGAAGAGCAGTTTGATTTTGTTGGGCTTATCCATCGTTACAGCTGTAAGCGTCATGGTGAACTTGTGGCCTGTGTCCTCTGCCACCTCGCACATAATCTCGTGCTTGCGATATACTTTTTCTTCTGTCATAGAATTATGAATTAATCAAACCAAAGATAGTAATCAAAGTCTTTAGGCCATTTCTGCCTTTGTTCTTTTAACTGAAGATATTCGTCCTCAGTGATAATCGGTGTATGTTTTATTTGCTCGTACAGTTTTTTTTGCCGTGGCAATGATGATTCCATTTTAAAATGAAGTATTTGGTTAGCAATCTCATTTCTTCCACCAAAAGTCATAGTGGCAGTATGGCCACCGGCATAATTACCTTGCTCCTCACCAACGGCATATATCTTTCCGTCGAAACATTCCACATAGTCGTAATACTCTCCACGATCTCCATGCTCGATAGGGGAGGTAATGCGTGAAAAGTGTGCTTTCCTCCATTCCTCGAACTCTTTTCTCTCTTTTACAGTCATTCTGCGATAGATAGCTTCAGCCAGATAGTCATTCAATGAATGTCCGACATATATGCCGTTGTAGTAGAAAACCTGCCTCTTCAGGAACTCTTGAAACTTTTCCTCATTACCGATATGATATCTTAAATCTGTTAGCTCATGGAGAGCCAGATCGAGGATGTCTTTGATAACTATTTTATTCATAGCCTAATGATTAATGTTGAGCTTCTATCTGCTTCTTTGCGTATTCTATTCCGGCTTTGATACCAGTGGATAAGAGTCTCTTCACAAAGGTTTTGAACTCCTCTTGCTCCATAAGACAAACGGTGTGGAAACCTTTATGTTGGTTCCCTCTCTTGATGCCCTTTGCCTCTATCATGTGCCACTCTCCGTTGGTCACATGCTCAATGTCCTCTTCCAGTTCCTTTGGTACGATGATTTCTTCTTTTGCCATGTTGTTTCACTTTATATTTAGTTTTACCTTTCAGGTGTCTGTAGTACCTGTAATCAGCAGGTATATCAAACTCCTTTGAGTGGAAATAGTCTATTGCAATCATTATTCGTATAGTCTTGGGTCAACTTTCATTGCCTTCAGTATCAACTTTGTGTCTCTTATTAAATCCTCGTTGCCATTGTAGAGTTTTTCCCAATTTGGATTAGGATGGTATAGTACTGAACCGTAGTATTTCAGTTTACCGTGACGGATCTCGTAGGCATCGTTATGGCGGTCAACGACGATATACTGAGGAATCACACGGATGGAGCGGATAAGGGATTTGAGCATACGGGGACGGTCAACGTAGTAAAACTCTGTGTGCATGCGTCCCCGTTTGTTCTTTACGATGAATTTGAAGTGAACTGTGTAGCCATGAGTGATCAGCCATAGCAGCTGCTTCAAGTTCTTACGGTCGCGCTCACGCCATTTCTTCATCATACTAACGATGGGAGTGGCATCTTCCAGATAGCAGGTGCCGGTCAGTTGTATGGGCTTTGGTTCCCACTCCCCAGGCTGAGTATAGTCGCGAGGTTCGTTGGCTATTGTCTTAGGAATGTTCACCTCTGCCTCGAAACTGGCTACGGCTCCTGTCTCTTTATTATATATAGTAATGTGGCTCATTACTCCTGTTCGTGTTCGCAGTTGATTTGACGGATGCGCTCTTCGCAGATATGGATGATCTTCTCGTAGTCGAGCAGACGGCTTTCACCCTGTTTGGTACGGAGCACGCGCTTTACGATGTCTGCATCCCAGGGGTTCAGGTTCCAGTCAATCCATATCGACCAGGGCTGAATGACATGCTGGCTGTAGTCGCTATTGCCACGATTGTAGGCCCGCACACTGGTATTCAGTATGCCGACACGCGCCAGTTTCTTATATTCCTCCCGACTGATAATCTTGTGTTCGGGATGACTATCGAGCAGTTCAGCAGCTATCTCCAGAGCAATCTTTATGTCCTGGTCGCTATACTCGCTCTTTCCTTCCTCTTTCAGAACAGCAGTTCTGATAATCTGTGCAGCTTCTTTATTGTTCATAAATTTATGATTTAATGATTTCATCAATGGGTTTGTCGCTCTTTACACCGACGATGATTTCAGCGGTCACGGTGTCCTCGTGGATAGCGTCGAAGTTCTGGCGTATCTCTACCAGTTCGGTGTCAAAGATACTTTCCATCAGGTCTTGTTTGGCAACTGTTTCCATGTAGTGAAGGCGACGGTTACGCTCCATTTCGTCGAAGCCCATTAGGAATGACTTATCTCTTCGCATGGTGCTTCTGATGGTTTCCATACGGACGTGCTGACCATTAATCTGAATCTCTGCATTGTTGCGGAATGGATCTTGCATCTTATTGAGTCGTTCCGTCAGTTTGGCATTCTGTTCTACCAGCACTTTGCCACCTTCCAGGAGAGATTCGTTCTCGCGCTTCATCTTATTATAGAGGTGACGGAAAACGACGTTGCTCACGATGATAAGGAGGTAGAGCAAATCGATAATGGCATGAAACATATCGCCACGAAGGAAAAACGCTACTGTGAAGAATGCGAGCCCACCAAACAGCAGTATATTGATGGCCCAACTAAGTATATTGCTAAGTTTCTTCATAACTTTATGAATTAATGAATTATTTATCTCTTGCGGCTTGGTAGCTCGGTTCTTTTTGACGGAGGTAGATGTTCCAGCATCCACTCTTTTCTCCGATATTCACGCCATAGATACGTTTCTCTACGGTGTAGGTCTTAAACTCACCATCGAACACAATGACCTCCTCGCCTTCCAGTGGCGCTTCGTCGGCATGTATCTCTCTGGCGTATTCTGAATCCAGTTCAAGGTCGTATAAATAGATTTTCATCGTGAATTATATTTACCACAAAATTTCACGTTCTAAAACTTCCTGTGGAATCTTACCTTTGAAATAGGTAGTCTCGCATTCCAGACGGCCCAGCTCTCCATTATAACTGCCGATACGGGTAATCATAAAGGCAGTGGCATCGTTGAAGGGACATTGATAGACGCACTCATCGACGGATGGTTTGGCAAAGAATGGCGAGCTCTGATGATAGGTGAGGATGGTGCCGAGTTTCTTCAAGTTACCAGTAGGCTGCAACTTTTCTAAATTCCATGTGTAACTCTCGCTATGGATATGATCGGCCTTAATCCAGAAGCGCATGCCGCCACACCCCTTTGGTTCCCCGATAGGACGCAGAGTTTTAGCACGCTCCATGATTTGCTCCTGGTTCAGTCTGTTCTCAATCCAACTCAGACGCTCTTTATCCATGTGCCAGAGCGATACTTCCTTGTTGTCTTTGATGGTGTAAATCTGTTCAAACTTCAGGTGCTTATCGTAGTTGCGAGAGTCCCACATCAATTCAAGTCGTGGTGTCACGCCCAGGCCATTACCATCAACATAGTAGTCGTAAGCCTCCTTAGAGAATGGACGTATTAGCAGGGCGCAAACATAATAGTCGCATATTAATCCATGACGATGCAGAACTACATGAGCATCCCAGCAGCCGTAATCAGGATCGGTGGTGCTCCATTGCTCTTTGGTGTAAGGAATGCCACAGTGCATGCGATGGGTGGTCGCATCCATAATAATTAAATCCACAGGTATGTCGCCCATATTATAGGGTTTCCAAATCCTTACCAGCGCCTTCCCGTCGTAGTTACAGGTGACGTATTCGTAATTCTCTTTGATGATATCTTCGCGTTTCATAATTACAGGGCTTCAAATTCTTTTTTCAGTTCGGTTGCTTCGTAGCGGAGTCGTACCTGAGCCTTTTGCAGGGCCTCACGCAGTTCTGGGTAGAGATACTTGGCTTCGACACTGGCACCGCCAAAGTCTTTACCATGGTATTCACTACGAACGACTACCTTATAGTCTTTTTTTTGCTCCTCGTGCTGAAGCAGATCGCCAATACATTCTATGGCATGATTAATTTCCTCAATCGTACCAGCCAGTCTATTGGCTTTTTCTAATGTTTCTAAGTTCATAATCTTATTTCATTAACCAGTTTACATACCATTTATCGAAAAGGATGCGCCCGAAGATAATAGCAGCTATGAAAGCTATAATCAGCAGCACCTTCAGAACGTCCCACAGTCCGTTATAGAACCGCTCTACCCAGCGTGGTACTCCATCGTCGTTATACTCCATAATCTTTGTGAAAAGTACATGCTTTGTTGTTACAATCGCGTTTCAGATGGAGATATCCATTGCAGTAGAGATCTTCTCTGGTGCAGTTGCTTTCTTCTTTCGGCATAATTAATCCTTAATCTTACTGATGGCTTCACGAAGGCCAGTGAATACCGGCATGGGTACGGCCTTCACTTCGGGGAATTTCAGATACTTCATAGCTTCCGGCAGTTCCTTCTCTACATTCTTCTCGGTACGGAGAGCAATCAGGGCATCGTAAACCTCGGCACCAAAATCCTCTTGCTTCTTCTTCAGGACAGCCAACTTATCAGAAAGTTTCTTCAGCGCGTCGTAGTCCTCACGGCTGACAGTGATGTAACGGCAAATGTCAGAGACCTGGAATGACAGTTCGCCATAGATGTAGTTCTCTTTCGATGAGCCGTATTTGGTTTCCTTCATTGTAGTAATGCCAGAGGATGTTGCGGTACTGAAAAACGTTGGGTATTCCAATACGCAGGCAATGACAGGTGCAGGCACATATTTTCTTACCAGCGATTCTACCATCTGGTTAATCTGAGCCTTCATGTCATCCATCTTTTGATTGTAGGCCGCTTTCATCATAGCTGCTGATGCTTTGTCGGCCATATCCTTTGTTATTCGTCTATTCATAATTTACTTCTTTATTAGTTCGTGGGCATCGTAGCCGCACCAGGTGCAGATGCCTTTGGCGACGTTCGGTGCATAGTTTTCTTTGCCGCACTTGGGACAGCGGATCAGCAATAGCGTGTCCGTGTCCTCGTAGTATTCTACGCCTCGTGCTAAAACTTTGGGTTTACTCATAATTCAATCTTCAATTCCTAATACATCGTGGTAGAAGTCGAGGGCCTTGCGGGTAGCGATGGATGCCTTATGCTGGTCAGCACGTCGCTGTCGCTCAATCTCGAAGAGTCGCTTACGTTCGCGCTTTTCCTTGATGCCCTCCCGTCGGGCTTGCTCCTGCATGTAGATAGTGTTACGCAGTTCGTTGTTATCGAGTGCTTCGGCTATCAGACGGGTATTTGTTTTCATCAGTGGGCGTACAATCTCATCGATGACCCAGCCAGGCTTTTCGAGCAATGCCGCTTTCAGATCTTCGGCTGGGAAACGGATGACGTGCTTTCCATCGTCATCCATTCCTACCACGTCGTTAATCTTCAGATGCAGTTCCATTGGGGTTATCGGCTGTGCGAACGATACTCTGATTGGGTAGTCCTAAGTTCAGGAAACCATTCTTATCGCGTATGGCCTTGCAGACGGCAATCTCTGCATTCTCGTATTCGAGTTGGGCCTGAGCACGCTTGCGCATGCGTTCTGTTGCACTCTGGGCCAGTTTAGCCTCGTAGTCCTCACGCTTACACGAAAACTGATATTTCAGTTCGGTCATCTTTGTGCGGATGTCGGCCATTTCTAATCTGGCTGCCGGTTCGCCCTGTCGGGGTCTTAGTTCATCTAACTGTCGGCGAAGTTCGTCGAGCTGCATATCAAAATGGTGTCGCTCGATGTGGTACTCTCTACGGAGTTTCGCCTGGATGTTGTCTGATTCTTCATTCGTGCGGTGGAAAATGTTGTCGCGCACCTCACGGCACTTTTGACGGAGAGCAAATAGCTCATCTACCGTCATACCCTCCAAGTCATTTAGGGGGGGGGGTAATTCATGTTTTCTTGTTTCATAATTGTTTTGTTTTAAGAATGTTATTAATCACTCGTGATGTAGCACTCGCGGGTTTCGGGGTCGCAGTGATCCATCGCGTTTTCGTCGGTGCTGTTCCAGTCGAAGAGTTGGCAGGAGCCTTTGAGCAGGCATCCGTTGCCTTTGCATTTGGTAGCCATAATATAAATATGTTATAGGTAAACGTCGATAGTGAGGTGAATATGTCCGTGCCAGCCACGATACTTCAGTTCGTCGATGAGCGCTTTGTCGGTACAGTCAGAGAGTGCAGGGTTTTGTTCCGGTACATTCCCAATGTGTACGCCGTCGGCTGGCGCTTCCTCTTTCTTTGGTTTGGTAGGGGGAGCGACAAACTCCACATCTTTGCTGATGGTGACGGGTTTGTGACAGATGACGGGATTCTTGCGCGACTCTGAGGGTTCGAAGGTGTCGATGTCGCCAAAGTCGCACCAGTAGTAACCACCTGACGGGCGACGGTTGGCGATGGCTCTCCAGAGTGATGTCACGCGCAGCGCACGTTCCGGTTCGCGGAGTGTGGGCCATACCTTGATGACCTCCATCGTGCTTGGATCAATCTGGGCTATCTGCCTACGCTCCCGTGAGGGGTTATAGCGTTTGCCATCCTTCGTCAGGCGAATGTTCCCTTTTTGGGGCGTTTTTGCCTTTTGGGGCTTGGAAGTTTCCTTTTTGGCACGTTTTCTTTCCACTTTTGGCTTAGAAATTTCCGTTTTGGTGGGTTTTGTTTCCGGAGTCTCGTGTTCTGATTTTAGTGTTTCGCGTTCTAATTTTAACTCTTTTCGTTCCAAATCGGTGGTATTTTGTACTTTTATCGCCGATTTCTGTACTTTCAGAGCCTCTTTGCGTAATTTTGTTCCCGCTTTAACTTTTGACTCATCTTCTGTCGGGCTACCCTCCCACTGATGTAGGATGTCGGAGTACTCGAAAGCGGGTAGGGGATTAGCCTTGCTGTCCTGGGCATGTGCATATTTCAGCACGTACACCATTACAGACGATGCCTTTACGACGGTTTCTTTGTCGAGCGACACGGCTTGCAGGGCCATGAGCAGTACCGGCATCTTTGCCTCGCTGCATGGAATATTCATGTCGAGCTTCTTCCAGGCACGGTTCCAGAACTGACGTGACTTGATGGCGAAGGTCTTTACATCCTTCTCTTCGCTCCATTTATCGTATGCTTCCTGTATTGTCATATTTGTCTAATTTATTTCGCTCTGCGATAGCCGAGCACTTGCATCAGTTGTTGTGTCATCTTAATGCCTGGTATGTGATTAAACTCGGTGGTGGTGGCGATGATACGCACCTTGGCCACGGAGTAGCGTGTCAGGCAGTATTCTGTCTTTTCCACCGTCGGCACATCGTTGGCATTGGTAGGCAGTGAGGTGTAACTCATCACGTCATCGTTCTGCCAGTCGCGATATAGTGCCTTCGACTTATGCAGCATCGATTCCGGAATATCCATCGTTACACAGTAGGCTGTATCTACGTTGCCACTGAGGTAACGAATGGCTTCCTTTGGTTCGTCGGTGGTGAAGCAGAAGCCGCGACTTTCAGAGCGAAAGCCCTTATGTTTGCTCTCGTTCACCAGCAGCTGCCCATTTACCAACCGCCGATATTCCTCCGCTGACATAAAACGATGTACGATCATTCCTCTGGGATTTCTTCGGATAGATGACTCTGAACTACATCGATGGCCTTACGGAAATCGCTATGATTACCCTTCAGCTTTGCCATGAAGTAGTGGCCCATAACTTCCTTGATGTCCTCTACGTCGGAGGTAAGACCTTCCATGGCAACTATTAATTGGTCGCCCAATGCTTCTGCGAAATCTATAGCCTTCTGCTTATCGCTATTCCAGTCCCATGACACATTAATCTGAAGTTCATTGTCTTTGTTACGGTCTGGCATAGCAAACAGGCCCTTGTGACGCAGATAGTAACAGAGCTTACGGACATTCTTCATGTCAGCAAGTTCGGCATGGTCTTTAGCAAAGATGACACCATCCATGTGGCCCTCAGTGGCAGCCTGTGCAATGTTAGCCATGATAGCGATAACCCAACCTTCTTTCTCGATGGCCTCACATGAAGCATCCTGAAGGTTTCTCACTGTGAAATCATTGATGATTGATTCTTTATCCATAATCGTATGTTTTATAATGTGAATTATTTGTTGTCGTCAACATTGATAACCTTAGCCAGGCGATGATAACCTTTTTTGGCGTATGGTTCAATATATATTAGTTCGCGAGTCCATTCCCCGTTTTCATCTTTCTTGGGCTGTAAGCGGAAATGACCGGACACCATAAATCCTTCGTTACGGCAAATGGTGGTAAACCAACGGCTGTCGAGTATCTTCACATCCAGTCCTGTTTCGTTGAGTGTTTTGTCTTTGAGGATCTGTGAACGTATTCTTTGCTCATGGGCTACAATCTCCACCTCTGCCTTACCATAGCGTTTGAGGAACATCAGCAGATAATAGATGGCGACACAGCGTCGTTCCATATTCTGATCGCAGGTTGATTCGTAGGTCTCAAATCTATCGTCGGCTACAAACTTATAGCAGAACGATGTAAACAGGCATCCTTCATTCTTGATACGCATGAAACGGATGAAACCGTTGGGCATGGTTTTGACCACCCAGAGGATATCTTCGTATAGGAAAGCGCAATCTTCATGCACTTTTTCTACATCTTCTTTCGATGCCAGCATCTTTAGGAAAGCGTGAGCACTCTTATTCAGGGCCTCGAAAAATGTGTGAGAGATAAAGTAGATATTCTTGATGGTGGTATAGAAGCCACCCCATATTTCGAAGGTGGTTCTTTCTATCAAAATATTGGCTTCATCTTCTGTCAAATTGCCCTGAGCATTGAAGGCACAGAAGAAGTGCTCTTTGTCGTTGACAATATACTCCTGGCATTTCTTAATGTCGCAGATCTGCAAGGCAGCCCAATTTCGGTAGTTTACTCTCATAGCCGTATCTTAGATATATGCCAACCAAGCCAGCAGGCGTAGCGTGTCGCCCTGTGGTGCCAGCCAATAGCAGCGGTTCTTATCATCTTTCACAAAACCGATATGGTTGCAGGTAATCCAGGAACCAGAGCAGCATAGGCGAGGTAGTTTGAACTCGCAATAGGTCTGAATGTTTTTTGCATCGTGATTGATAAACCTGATTTGATTATAGATGGCTCTGAGCATCATAGATTCCTTCTCTTTGCACTCCAGCATTTCTTCCGGAGCATTGCGCACCTCATAGAGGTTTTGGAGAGCAAAGCGATAGGGCGATGGATTAGACTGTGGAATTGCCTTGATAGGTTGGTAGCCTTCAGGCAGACCGCCAGAGAATAGATCGACCACTTTACGTTTGGCAAAGAAAAGTCCGTTTGCCTGGTCTATCTCATAGGGATAATCATTCTTACGCAGTTCGCCCAACATTTTTGCTACTTGTGGCCCTGATGCTGGTTTCAGATGTTCATTGCCTGCCCATAGGTCTATGTCAGGTGTCTGGAAGATATACTCCTTGCTGGTAGGCTCCAGCATCAGAACGAAGAAAATATAGAGGCGGTCGCCTACGATATAATCTATCAAGAAAATGTCTTTGCCGTTGGTGATAACCTGACCAGCTCTGAACTTCGCAGGTTTCTCTTCTACGGGTGCCTCTTGCTTGGTTGTTTTCTTACTTGGGTTGGCCTTTTTTTTGGCCTCACTCATTTCGTCGCGCAGCTGCTTGGCAAACTCCAATGTCAGTGAGTCTGGATCCATCATGTGTAGGCCCTTTTGGTAGAACAAATCCTTACTGATATCGACACAGTGGAACTTCTCAGCCAAATCTTTCTTTCGGCGAAGGCTCCCCTGTCTTTTGTAGAGGAGTATCAGCTCGCGCAAGTAGTTTAGAAATTCTTGATAGTTAATCATATTAGTTTCATTCGTTATAGCACATCCAGTTTGAGCATTTCGGACTCGGTGGCGCGTTCGGTGGCGAGGATGACGGGCTCGTTCATCGTAGAGACCTTCATAAAGAAGCCTTCGCCTTCGAGCAGGGAGAGATAGATGGTCAGCGGGTCGCCCAGGGTACAGGGGTATGCCTTGAAGAAGGTACGCAGGCGCGTTTCGTCGAAACGCTGAGTGGCTAACGACTCACGATCTACCGGCTGGTAGGCAGCCACAAACGCATCGACCTTCTGGGTAATCACGAAATCGTAGAGTGATGCACCGGCCTCTTTCGCTGCTTTCGCATCTTCGAGGATGTCTTGGTTCTTTTTCTTCCTGGTCATCTTATATGATATTTGAATTTGTCGGCAAAGATAAACATAATATTTGAATTGACGAAATAAAATTGTTATTATTTTCTAATATGATGTAAAATTTAACATATATAATATCGGGGAAAATTACTCGATATTGAAAAATAATTTGTATCTTTGCGCCCAAATAATATAATCTTTCCCCGATATGGCTGAAAAACTGGTTATTGACAAATGCAAACACTTCTATTGGTGTGATGTGGAGAGCAAGGCAGGCAAGCGACTGAAGAAGTTGATGCAGCGCCAGATCCGTGTGTGTGAGCGTGCCGACGACTACGCAAAGAAGTACGGTGCCACAGAGTATGAGCCACCCGTGCAGTTCTATGACGGTGGTATCGACTATCTGCTGTTTGGCAATAAGAAGCCCGATCCCCGTGTGTGGCGCAAGCGTCTGGATGATGCAGAGGGTAACGGCATCTACGAGCCCAACTGCATGGTTCGCTCCGACATCCTGGTATTGCCTGATGACCGTTTCCATCCCTCCGACACCTGGAATAAGACCTACGGCAAAGACCATCTGACATGGCCGATGGTGAAGGGTCAGAAGTCGTTGGCTCAGTGGGCTGCCATTATCGGCTACCGACTGACTGATGATAAGGAGCAGGATGCAGCAGCCGTAGAACTGACCCTGCATAACAAGACCTTCGTGGCTTTCTTGGAGTACTACGGTTCCGAGCCGTGCAAGTCGAAGTCCGATGCCCCTCAGTGGTTGCGCAAGGCGATTAAGGCCGAGAAGGATAGGGTAGCCCTGCCGGTGATTACGGTGGAAGAGGTGTTTGCGCTGTTGGAGTGTGATGTGCCGAAGGAAGATCCTGAGCGTAGCGCCTTCCTATACAATATGGTTACGCCCATCTTCTTTGTGCATCGCGATAAGTTCTATATTGGCAGTCAGTGTCCGTGCCTGGTAGAGGGATTGCACGACTCGAACAAAGAGAAATTCATCTATAAATACAATGTTTCAAACAGAGAATACGACATATCGAACTAATAAAATTTCTTTTCTTTCACGATACGCTGAATGACTTTCGTTTTGTATTTGTTTTAGGAATTAAACTGTAATCCCCGCTCATGTTTGCCAGGCGGGGATTACTATTTGTGCGCGTATATATAATAATAAGGTGGCGGTTACTTCACGCCCTCTTTGCCCTCGTTATAGAGTTTGGCCAGTTCCGCGTTCTGGCGTTCGATGATATCCATGAGCCGGTTGCGCTCTGCATCGAACTGTGCCTGACAGTCGCGACGGATGCGATCTTCGCGCTCGTGGCTGTCGCGTTCCAACTGACGGAGCTCGTTGGCGTGTTCGAGTTTGAGACGGAGGATAGCTTCTGACTCAGGCATTGGCTCTGAGGGGCCAGGGACACATTGGGGACAGTCCCCCTGTAATCCGCTATCGCTACTCACAGCAGGGACAGTCCCCGTTGTGTCCCCATGATTCACCACGTAGTACTTCGATTTTTCCATCAGGCCCTTTGTGACCATGCGCTCCTGGGATTGGGAGGAAATGAGGCGTGTGGTGATGTGGGTCTCGATGATCGATTTGCCCGCCGTGTTGTTGATGCCGTAGTCGTCGGTGGGTGTGGTCTGGCTGTCTGCGTCCGGTGGTAGGATGTGCAGGGTGCTCTCGCCGTCGGCATCGAAGAAGAAACGGTTCATGGGAATGTTGTAGTAGTTGCACAAACGTAGCATGGCCGTGAGGTGGATGGGAGTCTTACCATCCAGCCAGCGGTTGATGCCTGTGTAGTCTGAACTGCCTAATGCCTCCAGGAGGTCACGCTTTGACAGTTTGTTTTCCTCGCGAAACTCGCTGAGAAACCTGTAATTGTACGAGTAATCCATAATCTTTTTCGTTTTAATGTTATTTAACTAAACCTATCTGTAACAATTCGTCGGAATGCCTACTTATATATTATATGATATGTACTGAATCTCAAATATGATATTTGTCGCTAAATGTTAAATTTGAAAGAAAACTTAGATAATATTTGGTTTGACAAAATAAAATGTTTACCTTTGCGCAAAATTAAATAAAAAAATTCAAATATACAATATGATTATTGAAAAAATAACAGAGCCGAAAACTCACTTGGAGTGTAACGACCTTACACCATCTCAGAAGAAGGTGCTCTTTGCGGTGATGGCTAAGTATGGCGCTTTGCAGTACTTTGCCTACGACCGTTTCTTCAAGGAGGGCTTTCACGAGTGGGAACTGAAGGGTATCAATCAGATCAAGCGCGACTTCATCGATGCCCACCGTGCCGAGATCTTCCCTGACGGGGTAGATACCCACCTGTTGCCCACCATCGACGAAATGGTGAACGGCAAGGGTGTGTTCTATCGAGTGCTGGGTATGTCGTTTGGTCTGAAGAAGGTGTTCACGGAACACATGAACCAGATGGGCATGGGCTCGAACTCCGTGCTGAATAAGTTCTCGACCGACGACTGGAGCGACTACGAGCGCATCGGTGTGAAGGCATGTATCGAAGAGTTTGAGCGTGAGATAGAGAAGGGAGGCTCTGGTGAAGAAACTATGCCGCAGGGGAAGGCCGCAGAAGGATAGTTACCGACCGCTGCATGTCGTGGCAGTGGTCGATGACAGAGACGCACAGGACGGTGAGGTGTGCTTCCAGTTTCGCGGAGCCAACCGTCAGTTGCTCACGCGCACTTTCGACTATCTGATAGGATGTGGTCACGGCATTGCCCAGCGCGTCACCGTCCGCGAGACCCACGATGTCATCAGGCGCATTGGTAAGAACCTTCAGCGAATAGAGATCACGCTGCACGAGCCCAATTTCCGCTTCGCCTCGCTGTCTGACATGAAGCTGCTGATAGAAGCTACCCTGAAACGTCTGCATCCCTGCCACTTCCAATGGTTGAACCTGACGAAATTCTTTAATTTCTAATTGAAAATTAACAATTATGACGAAGATCGTTGACATTACCTTTGATTTCGAAACATTATCCCTGGCGAGCAATGCCGCTGTGTTGCAGTTGGCCGCCGTAGTATTTAACCGCTATGCCGTCGATGCCCAAGAGCTGTTCCCCAAGGCGATTGCTCCCTTCGAGGCGAAGGTGGATATCCGTTCGTGTGTGGCCGACGGCTTCGACTTCAATCCGTCCACAGTCAAATGGTGGAGTGAGAAACCCGAAGAGGTGAAACGTGAGGTGCTGACCGGCAACTGCTATCCCCTGAGCGAGGTGATGACGAATTTCATCGACTGGCTGTGTGAGGTTAAGAACTTTACAGAGGGCGACGTGCTTATTCTCTGGGCGCAAGGCTCCGACTTTGACGTGAGCATCCTGCGCACCATCCTGCGTCGCTACGATATGGAGAAAGTTTTCCCCGTCCACTTCCATGACTGTCGTGATGCCCGTACCTTCATTGCCGAGATTGGCGACCGCTATTGTCTGTTGCATCACGACGGTCTGGCAGACCATAAGAAAGTACATGATGCCATGCCTCCCTATCCGGAGGAAGGCAATGTGCATAGTGCCACCTACGACTGTCGCCGTACCTCATGGGCCTTATGGCAGTGTTTCTCGATGTTACCTGACGTGGATTAAGGCGTATGATCTACGACCCACTGATTGATGAATTGGCAGCGCTGCCTTTGCAGATGCTTGTGACACCCGCCGACCAACAGACCGAGGAAGGTCAGTTGGCCTGTTGGTGTCCGTTCTGTAAGACGGCCCCAGGTAGTCAGTCGTCGGGCCAGCAGCAGAAGTCCACACCCCACTTCATTATCTACCAGCGCAAGCGTGGCGGTCTCTATGGCAAGCCCGTAGAACATTGGTTCTGTACCAAGACCAAGCGTGGTGGCTATGGTGCCATCGAACTCTATGCCGCCATAAAGGGTTATGGCTATTGGTGGCAGAAGGATTCCCACTCGCCTCAGACGTTTATCTGTGTGGGTGAGGATCTGCGACACACCTGTATGGAACTCGCCGAGCATGCGGGCCATACCCGTGAGGAATTGGAGGAGAAATGGCCCTCGCTCTGTTATAGGGACTTCCGACAGGTGGCCGTTCGTCCGCAGGAGGTTCTTACCTTTGAACCTAAGACTGACTTCACGCCACAAGACCTGGCAGCCCTCGGTTGTACGACCTGGCTCAGTCGCGACGGCATCGAACAGTATGGTTTCGACACCCAGAATA